TCTCCTCCTCGAGCCCGTTCCCACGTTGTCAGATGGGACCCCCATTTCGCGTTCCGTGCGAAGTCGATCAGCTCTGCCGTTCTGTTCTTAGGCACTTCTCCGTCGATCGTCCAGTGACTTGCTTTCTTCCAGTATTCGACCGGCTCGAAATAGGCTACCGTTGTCGTTCGGCATCGGAAGTGGTACGGAGGCATGCCGACGCCTGTAGCGAGAAGGCTTGAAGTACGAGGCTCCAGCAAGAGATTCGCCTCGTCGCTTCCCGAGAACATCGGCTGCGCCGCTTTCGCGGCCTGCATGTCACGGCGTTTGGCGGCGTCGAGCAGTCGCGATTTCTGTCCGGACATCACCTCGACGGGGATGAGTCTTCCGTGGAGGTGGCGACAAATCGGGCTCGTGCGGTCGTCCAAAACGGCGACGATCTCCGCATATTCTATCCCCGCCCGCTCGTATCCCGTGACATGTCCGATCTCCGCGATCCGAGTGACGTTGTGGTCCGCCAAAAGATCGAAATACCCACGCATCGATGGCTCCTTTTTGCTCAAGAACGCTTCGAGTTGGGACGCTAATTCGATGCGGGTCCCTCCCTCCAGAAAGAAACGCTCCATCGCCTGGAGCATCTCCGCACGAACCGCGCGAGAATACGCGTTTTGCACCCAGAACAGCGTTTGCCCTCGAAGAATATCGATAGCATCGAGGTCGGCCAAGGCAAACGAGAAGTCGGCCGATACCGCACGAAGTCCGATACGAAAGGCGTTCATATCCGCCTTCCATACCGGACGTCGGACGGCCTCCGCCAGCTCCGTGCCGAGAAGTCCCTCCGCCTTTTCCTTGAGGCGTTCGATTTCCGGAGCAGTGGGACTCTCGTTCAATCCAAGCGCTCGTCCCTCGTCAAGAACGTCTATGAGGAGGCGGCGTGCGTGTTCATCCCACGTTTTGGAGAGTGCCGCCTGTAGCATCGAAATGACGGCATCGAGCGGCAAGGCGCTCTTACTCATGTCGTTGTGTTTCTTCGGTCTTGAAATACGCGCGACAATCCGGGCACTGTCGCACTCTCTCGACGGTGTCGCCGTAATCGTTCGTCACTCGGACGCGCGTTTTCGCTCCGCACTTCGGGCACCGCATTTATCCCACCATCCTTACGTTCCGAGCGCTCAGGATCCGGCGGCGAGCGCCGAAATCCCGAACCGCGAGCGCCAAGGCCCAGAAGAGGTCGGCGTGCTTGATCTGCTCGTTCCGGTCCGCGTCGTAGGTAAAGCCCTTTTCCGTGGGCTTGCGTTTGATCGCGTGGAGCTGCATTACGAGGTCGCGATCGTTCGGAATGCGAATGCGCTGTGTCTCGAACAGCTTTTTGATCGCCAGAGCCATCTCCTCCTTCTTCTCCCGCGTGAAGTGGACGCGTTCGACCTTTCCGGGGTAGAGACGCTGCATGTCCTCGGAGAGCTGCATGCCGATACCGGTGGAGTCCATGGCCAGACGTCGAATCTTCCAGCTTTCGATCAGTCCGCTCATGTAGGAGCGTTGCCCGTCGAAGGCCATGCGCGCCAACGTTTCCATGTGCCGGACGAAGACCAGCTTTTCCGTTTCCACCTGTAGCTGTTCCGCCAGGACGATGGCCGTCACGTCTTTGGTACGACCGATGTCGACGCCGCCGTTCACCCAAGTGGAGACGTGCCGCAGGCAGTCGTCGTCGAACACCGCACGGACCTCGTCCGGTTGGAGCAGGCAGAGTTCGTCGGCGAAGAACCGGCACTCGTACGCTTGAGCGAAGGTCAGGGCGTCGAACAGGTCGCGCAGCTCCTCGATGTCCACTTGATGGCCATCCTTCACCGCATCGTAGATCGTCACGGTGTGCCGTGAAAAACGCGGGTACTTGTCCGGGTTCGTGACGATCTCGCCGAACATGTCCGTCTCCGTGTAGGGCGTGCTGGTGACGGTGAGGCGCTTTTTCCCGACCGTGATCGCGGGGACGACGGCCAGCCACATGAGGCGGCTGCGCATGTGCCAGGCGAACTCGTCCAGATAGACGTCGCCGGTGTAGCCTTGCACGGTGCGCGGATTGCAGGGCAGGAAGTAGGCGGTCTTTCCACCCGGGAAGATGATGTTGCCGTCGTCCTCGAGGTAGTCCACGCCAAGGTCCGTGCACCATTTGACGGCGTAGTTCCTTACGATGTCGGACTGATCCTGAGAGGCGGAGACGACGATCTGATTCTCGTTTCGTTCCATCGCGCCCAGGAGGACTTCGAGCCCGAGCAGAAAGGAGAAGCCGGTCTGGCGGCTTTTCAGGCAGACGCGAAAACGCGCTTCGTCCGAGAGGAACGAGCGCTGGTAGGCATAGAGCTTGTCCAGCGCCTGAGTCTTGATGTCTCCGATTACCTTGGCGTCGAGGCCGGAGGGCGCGTCGCCCTTCTTTCGCTTTCGGCCCTTCATCTCCCGAGCTTCCCTCGAGGCCGACCGCTCCATTCGCTCCACGGCCTTGGTGAGTTTGTCGAGTTTTCGGGCTTGCGCCTCGCTGAGAGGTTCGTCGGACGCGCCGATGGCGGCGATCTGCCTTTTCACGCCCTCGATGCTGTCGTCCGTCGTTTCCTCGTCCCATTTGTACCGGGTGCGCCATCGAAATACCGTATCCGGGTTGATCTGCAGCTTGTCCGCAACCTCGTTGCAGCTCCACCCGGAACAATACAAACGTTTCGCCTCGCGTCGAATGCTCTCGCTATACGCCATGCGCCGCCTCGCACCTCTTGTTTTCATTGTAGCGACGGATCCGTTCGAGCCCGGTGATGACGTTCCGGGCCTTTTCCACCGTCAGCCAGCGCACGTCGTCGACGCCAGCCACGCGACGGACGTAGGAGCGCACTCCATCGGGCGTCCACCCGAACGCCCTGATCATCGCCATGATCTTCTTGTACTGCCCCTCGGTAAGTTTGTCCGGACCGAGCGACACGGATCGGCGGCGGAGTTCCGATATCAGGATCTCCGCCTGTTCGTAGGTGAGAGCGGACATTCGTTCGGCCTCGAACATGGTGAAGATGGCCGCATAGAGCTCATCGCTCGCTATGCCGAGCTGCTTCCTGGCTATCGACCAGATGATCTTCTTTTGCTGCGCGGTCACGCTTCTCATGTGCCCCTCCCTTTCCCGGCTGCATCGTCAGATCTCGAACGCCGCTTCGAGATCTGACGCCCCTCACGGAGGGGCGTTTCGCATGGGTTACGAGGGAAGTTCTTCGCGCTTCACCTCGTAAAAGAACTCGTCTTTTTCGACGCGCTGCACTCCGCACACCCCGAGACGCTCGTTCGGCCACGAACTCATGACCTCTTTGTCCACCTCTTCCTTCGTGCGTATGGCGTCACGGAATCCGTACTGCCGGAGACGCCCCAAAACCTCTTTCCACGTGGACGCGACGGATTTCAATAGCGCGAGCGACGTGCTTTTTCTGTACCCGAATTTGCCGAATGGCCGATCGAGGCTTTTCTTCCCGTTGAAGAGCGGTCCGTTCAGAGCGGCAAAGTTCAGGAGCCCGTCGCCAAGAGCCGCCTTGCGTTCGGCGAGAGGAGCGATTTCTTCCGCGGCCATCGCCTTGAGACCGTCGATGTCCTCGTTGAGCTTTGCCGCGATCGCATCGGTTGCGCGATCGATGTCGGCGATTTCAGCGAGCGCCGCATCGGCTTGGTCGATTGTGGCTATTGGAGCAATCGGCGTTCGAACCTTTTCGCGTCGGGCCATGCTAGTTCTCCTCCGCGGCGCGTACGAGCAAACGCCCGTCGTCGCCAATCCGGCTGGAACGCCTCAGAGCGTCGTTCCGGTCTCCGTCAGAGCACCGTTCTATTTCCGAATCGTTCGCATATCTCCAGCCCTTCATGCCGCTATACTCCTTTCACGTGACCGCTGGCGGCGAAGAGCACGCGCAGCGCCTCAAGCATGTTGCCTCCCAGATGCTTCGTGATCTGAACCGCTTTTTCGACGAATCGCAGCGATCCGTTCTTCGGCGCAAGACTGATCGCCCGACGAGCGCTTTCCGTTTCCGGGTCGCACCCAAGTTCGGCCATGTAGTGCCCCAGCTCGTCCATGGATGGGGATGTCGTACGCCGGAAGAGGTCGATGCGGCTGGTCACGTAGGTCTCGCCGACAGTTCGTAGGGCGGTGTCGAAACTCTCCAGCCCGATGAGGGAGACGCCGATTCCCGATTCTTTCACCTCGCGGAATACGGAGATCTTTTTCAGGATCTTCGGTTTGCTCCCATCGGTTACGAGCAGATCGGCTTCGTCGACGAGGATCATCCGGACGCCCTGTTCCTTGAGCGTGCGGATCGCGCGCTTGAGACGATGGCTGTTGCTGCCGTAGCTGGGCGCTCCAGTGAGTTCAAGCAAGGAGTCAATGACGTCTCCCATGCACATCCCGTCGGCACAACGCAGGTAGCGCACGTCGCCGTGCTTTTCCAAGAAATGCCTCGCGGTGTAGGTCTTTCCGATCCCCGAAGGGCCTACCACGACGGAGAAGCCCGATGTCTGATGCGTCAGGAAGAGAACGGACATGATGAGTTGCTGTCCATCCGTAAACCATGGTTCTCTGGGGACTTTTTCCAGTCCTTCTTCGTACAGGGCCAGCGCGTCGAGGATCTCCTTTGCCACTTCGGGACGCCCCTTGTATTTCCCCGAAAGCACTTGCGAGACGGTTCCCGTCGACTTTCCCGAAATACGGGCGATTTCGGCGTTGCTGATCTCCATTCGCAGAACCAGTTCTTGGAGCTGACGTGTTTCCTCCATGTCTTCATGCCTCCCTTCACCGTCAGAGAGCTTGTGCAGCCGGTAGTTCCATACCCATGTCCTTCGCGAGGCGAATGATCTTCTTGTTGATTTCCGCATCGTTGACGATCGACTGCTCTTTGGCTTTCCGCGCATCGACCGCTTTCATGGCAGCAGCGGCGTAGGGCGTATACCGATGGACTTTCGCGTCCGGACGTGCGAGCTGCTTCGTTATGCTCATCCAGTGCTTGACGAGTTCGTTCTGTTGCCGGATTTTGTGGGCGATCACGCCCATGTCGTGCGGGTCCTCTTTTTTCCAGTGCTCCGCCGTGCAGATGTACTCGTGTGTTTCGAGGTCGAGCACGTGCACGACCTCGCTGTCGTAGGGATTGAACCGAACTTCGACCCGTTCCTTCGTCCTTCCGCACAGCGCCGAGAGCTCGGGCGCGTACCAGCGGCATTTGCCGTATCCGGGAAGGGTCATTTCGACCTGACTCTTGCGAACATGCCGGATGGCGGAGGGCCAAAAGAGGAAGTCGAGCGTGCGGTCGTCCAGGCGAATCAATGAGCGGGATATTCCCTCAAGAAAGCAACTTCCCGGCCGGATCTGTTCCTCGACCATCGCGTGCTGATGCCACGTATCGAGCGTCTCGACGACGATTTCGAAGAATTCGCGTGCGCGGAGGAGCTTTTGCCCCTTGATCTCGTCACGAAGCCGTTTTTGAATGAACTCGTTGCGCTTTTCATCCAGTTTGTCCTGGCGGCTGTATCCGGGGAGGTTCCTTTGCTTCAACGGGCTTTCGAGAGCATGGAAAAACCATGACTCTATGGGTTTCGCCTGAGCGTTGCGGGGCTTCGCCTTGCGATGAGGCATGATCGCATCACCGAGATCCCCGATGTCCTTGAAAACTGCGAATCCGGAGAGCTGTTTTCGCAGAGATGCGACATACGTGCTTCGCTCGGGACGGCCCCAATCGGTATAGAGGCTTTCGGGGATGCCCCAGCGGCACGCCTCACGAAGGGCAAAGCCGACGGCGTACTGGTCGTAGTCGCCCATGACCGGCCAGACGCCGCTGAAATATCGGCTCCTGAGGTCCGCCCAGGCGAACATCTGAGGGCGAATTGGCTGCCCCGTATCGTCGAGAACGGTGTAGTCGAATATGTGCTGGTCCCCGACGAGGACTTCGTACACACGGTAACAACTGAGATCCCGAAGAATTGCCGGTTTTATGAGGAGCTGGAGTCCATGAGCGCCCGTTCGGCTCAGGATCCGCACCGCGTCGGGGAGTTCCCCCCATTTTCGGTAGAAGGTCGGGAGGGAGCCGATCTCCCATCCCTGTTTTTCCGATTCAACGGCCATTTCGTGATACGCCCGCTTCACATCCATGCCAGGGTTTCGCACGAGCAGAGAGAACCCGTACTCCAATGCCTGCGGCGCGAACGTTCGGCTTCTGACGCCTACTTTCAGGGGACCGGCGTCGACGGCCACGGCGACGGAAATCGGCGCTCGATCGCTGACCACTTTCCCCTTCGCCCGTTCGGCGAGCCATCTGTAGATAGTGGGGACGGAGACGTTTTCGTCCGCTGCGATGCGGGAGTACCACTCGCCAAGCGGCATGGCGGCGGGACATTCCGCGGCGCGCCGTAAGACGCGTACTCGTTTCGCCGTCTTCTCATCCAACCGCTCCGGTGCGATTCTCATGCTCGCTGCCTCCAGTTCCGCCTGGTTCAAACCGTTCTTTCCAAGACCCAGATCTCGCCGAACCGATTCAGGTATGGCAACGTCAAATGCCGATATCTGCCAGACCTTGCCCATCGCTCCACCGCGTCGCGTCGACTCTTCGTGACGAGCCGTTGCGTATCGTCCCTCCGCAATTGCCTTACGAACGGCTCGAGGCGATATGTTCAGGAGTCCGGCCAATTGAGGAACGGAAAGCCACATGCGTCGGCATCCTTTCTCGATAGAAACTAGGCCTTATCAGTACGCGCGTGACGCGCAGACGTCCGAAGGGAGCGTTTCGGCTTTCCCTTCGTTCTCAACCGCAAAGCTTGATGCCGGTGTCCCGCTCAAGCTTTTCTATGACTTCTAGCGACATCCCGCGCATTGGACGCTTATTTTTCCCGACGTAGCGGCTGACAAGTGCAGTGACCACATGCCGCGAATATCCATTTTC